AGCAGATATTATGCAGTTTGATCTGGAGTATGATAACCTCCTGATGTCATCCATGCGTGGACGTGCTGGGCAGGTTGTTGGTCAGGGATTTTCTGGATCTAAGGTGCAACTAGGTGTCAAGATGTCTACCACAGTCAAGAAAACTGGGTGTGCAAACATGAAACAGTTGATTGAGGATGACAAACTTGTCTTTACTGACTATGATATCATTGCTGAGTTAACTACATTCATCCAGAAGGGACAGGCATGGGAAGCCGAAGAAGGATGTAATGATGACCTCTCTATGTGTCTGGTCATATTTTCTTGGTTAGCGACCTCAGACTACTTCAGAGAGCTGCATGACAACGATGTCAGGACGCGAATGTATCTGGAGCAGAAGGAAGCAATTGAAGCAGATATGGCACCGTTTGGATTTATGGATGATGGTCTTCAAGAAGAAGTGATTGTAGATCCACAAGGACAGGCGTGGCATAACGCAGAAAGAGAATCTATTGCTGAGTATGGCGACATGTCGTATATGTGGGATTACCAATGAGTAGCGAATTTGATTACGTTGAAGCACCTACCGAAGGTGAAGTTGATAAGTGGGGGTTTACTATTAAACCAACTATCAGCGATGAAGAATTAATTCTTCGTTGTATAAAGAATGCACCTGAAGGGTGTGATAGAAAACAAGTTGCGAGATTAGTAAAGGAATGGACTTTGAAGACAGCCTAGATCTAGAAGAGTTTCTATTTGTAGATCGGCAGTGTCGTAAATGTCTTCACACCCTGTCACTGGTAGATCATTTCTATAAGACTAGACCTGATAGAGGCAAGAATGTTTCAGCATATTCTTACACCTGCAAACAGTGTCAAGTAAAGCGTAATGCTGCTAATAGGAAGAAGAAAAAGACGTGGATTACTGAATATCCTGACTGGTGATTTCGTCATGTTTACCCTCTGAAAAACACTGTTATTCTAAATAGTTTCAGCATCCGACTAGGAATCTAATCAGGAGAATCTAAATGGCATCAACACAACTTTCACCAGGGGTTGTTGTACTTGAAAGAGATCTGACCTCCGTAGCCAACGCAACAGTTGATAATGTTGCTGCTATTGTGGGATCCTTTGAAAAGGGTCCCGTTGAGGCAATGACCACGGTCACCAGTGAGCGCGAGCTCCTGTCGATCTTCGGTCGTCCAAACGAGTATAACTACGAGTACTGGTTTTCTGCAGCACAATTCTTGCTGTATGGCGGCACCGTAAAGGTTGTCCGTGCAATGAATGACTCGCTCAAGAACGCAATCGATACTGCACAGTTTGTCGTTGCAACCTTCAGCAGCACCGACACTACGCTGACAGTTGCAGCTGCAACCGATCTGGACGTTAACGATCTGCTCCTTGTGGACGCAGAATTGCTGACTATCCAAGCAGTTTCAGGTAACGACGTTACTGTGCTTCGCGGTCAACTTGCAACATCTGCTGCATCTCACGCTGCTGCTTCCCCAATCACTTTGATTGAGCCTGCTGGCACATCATCTACTATTAACGAAGGATCTACCTTCACTGACGCTGACGGCACTCTTACAGTGACCTCTGCAACCACCCTTGGTGGCGGCACCAACTCTTACATTAGAGTTGATGACGAGATCATGCAAATCACTGGTGTCTCTGGCAACAACCTTAACGTGACTCGCGGTCTGCTCGGCACTACTGCTGCTGCACACACCGATGGATCTGCCGTTGCACTGCAACTGGTAACAGCACAGAAGACTGAGATCAACGAGACTACTGCAACTGGTGTCACTTCTCCACTCATCAAGAATGATGACGAGTATGAGACCAACGTTGAAACTGCAGCAAACAACTGGAAGTGGGCAGCAAAATCTGCTGGTCTTCATGGCAACTCCATCCGCGTGGTAATGACCGACGCTGGTGCTGATCAGGTGTTGTCTCTGGCACAACCTCCTAGCACTGAGTGGCAATTTGCTAGTGGTGCAGAAGTTGCATACTCTGCAGCAAACATCTACGGTAAGGTTTATACCTACGATACTATCGTCACTGTAGTTGACGACGCTACGTTGGTTGGATCCTTTGAGAAGGACAACTACATCACTGCTGTTAGTGGTGGTGTTACTGGTCGCGTTGTTGCTTATGATCCTGAGACTCGCAAACTAGAAGTTGCTATCGACTCCTCCTCCGCTGACGTGCTGGAGATTGGCGATACCATTTCTGAGTTGGTAAACAACAGCAACAATCCTGGTAGTGCAACTGGCGATGCTGCTACGGTTGAGGCAATCCGCAGAGAGTTGAGAGTTTCTCTTAACCCTGGATCACCCAACTTCCAAGCAAACCAAACCGTTGCAGATGCAAATGCTGCTTCTGTGTTGATCGCAGCAGTAGAGAATGACTACGACACCCGTCTTTATGGGGTAAATCAGAGGTGGTCAAACGTTGCTCCTCGTCCTACTACATCCGCATATGTGGAAGATAGAGGTGGTTATAACGACCTACTACACATCCTGGTCCTTGACGGCGACGGAAAACTGACGGGCACCCCTGGCGCTCTCCTTGAGAAGCACCTTAACGTGTCTAAGGCAACCGATGCTAAGTCTCCTCAGGGTGACAACATCTACTACAAGAATGTTATTAAGCAATTCTCGCAATTCCTGTATTGGGGATCACACGAGGTTAATAACATCTATGATCGCGACACTAACGCTTCTGGCAATTTCGGTCTTAGTGGTACCAACAGAGAGTTTGATCTGATTAAGTCTGACAACTCCCTCAACAACCTTGATGACCCAACTGGTCTCAATCCTCTTGCAGTGCCTCTGGTTGGCACGAAGGGACGCGCAACGTTGCGTTTCGCTCTCCAAGGTGGCGTCGATGGTTATACCATCTCACGTCCTAACATCTTGGGTGCATACACACTCTTCAATGACGCTGAGACTGTGCAACTGGACTACATCCTGATGGGTCCTGGCATGAATAGTTTGAATGATACTATCGCCAAAGCACAACACATCATCGGTATTGCAGATACCCGTAAGGATTGTATCGCTTTCATCTCGCCATATAGAGGTGATATTGTCGGACAATCTTCTACCCCTCAAATTGTGCAACGCACAGTTGAGTACTTCGATCAACTTGGATCTTCCTCTTACGCTGTCTTCGATAACAACTACAAGTATATCTACGACAAGTATAATGATGTCTATCGTTACCTTCCTTGTAACGCTGACATGGCTGGTCTGGTATTGAGCACGACTCTTAATCAAGAGCCTTGGTTCTCACCCGCTGGTTTCAACCGTGGTAATCTGAGAAACAGCATCAAACTTGCCTATTCTCCTCTGAAGGATCATAGAGATCTGCTTTATGCAGCAAGAGTTAACCCCATCGTCGCATTCCCTGGTCAGGGCATGGTCCTCTTCGGAGACAAGACTGCACTGGGTTATCAATCTGCATTCGACAGAATCAACGTCCGCCGTCTCTTCCTCGTTATCGAAGAAGCGATTAGTAATGCAGCTAAGACCCAACTCTTTGAATTGAATGATGAGTTTACTCGCCAACAATTCAAGAACATCGTTGAGCCTTTCCTGAGATCTGTCCAATCACGTCGTGGTATTGTTGACTTCTTGGTTGTCTGTGATGGCACCAACAACCCTGCAGAAGCAATTGACCGTGGTGAATTCTACGCTGAGATCTTTGTGAAACCCACAAGATCCATCAACTTCATCACACTTACCTTCACGGCAACAAGGACTGGCGCAAGCTTTAACGAGCTCGTCAGCTGATCATCCAACCATCTAACCCCCATTACCCCCATTACATAAACATCGGAGTACATCACCAAAATGGCTGAAAAATACCCAGGGCAGACAGAAGGCAAGATGGTCAATGCACCAATCCTTGACTTCAGAAACAGAATCGGGGACCTTGCCCGCCCCAACCTATTTCAAGTTGAAATCGGTTTCCCTAGCATAGTCGATGAAGGCACCCCCGCATCGGGTGCCACACCTGGATCTCAAGAGAAGATTCAGCAGGAAACTGCTGGTGCTTCCCAGGCAGGATCCTCGGCTTCATCTGGATCTCTCGCAACCTTCCTTGTGAAGGCAGCAAACATTCCCGCTTCTACAATAGGCGTGATCGAGGTTCCTTACAGAGGTAGGACACTCAAGATCGCTGGAGACAGAACCTTCGAGCCATGGACAGTTACTGTCCTCAACGACAAAGGATTCTCACTGCGCTCTAAGTTTGAAGAGTGGTCTACTAAGATCCAAAACCTGCAGCAAAACCTGCAAACACCTCAGAATATCTCTGAATATCAGTCTGGTGCAATTGTGCGTCAGTATGATAGACAGGGTGGTGTTGTAAGATCGTATCAGTTTGTTGGCATCTGGCCCTCAAACATCAGTGCAATTGATCTTGCATGGGATAGCAACGATACTCCTGAAGAGTATACTGTTGAATTCCAGGTCCAGTACTGGACCTACGCTAACGATAATAACGCTGGTAACAGTGTGCCTAAAGAAGGTTAAATTCTTAGCGTATAAATAATTGATAATGTATAGGGACAGTTGAATGTCACAACTATTTGGTTATTCCCTAGATCGAAAGAAAAGTAAGGGCTCTGAGAAGGGTCCTTCTTTCGTGCATAAGGACAATGACGATGCCGCGCAACCCATTGCTGCTGGCGGACACTTCGGTCAGTATGTAGATCTGGGAGACTCAGCAAATAAAGCTGGTGAATCCGATCTTATTGGTCGGTATAGAGGTATGTCTTTGCATCCTGAAGCGGATGCAGCAATTAATGACATCGTGAATGAGGCAATCGCTGGAGATCTTGACGATCACCCTGTTGATATTGAGCTTTCTAATCTTAAAGTGTCTGACGCTATTAAGACTCGCATCCGAGAGGAGTTTGACAACGTATTGTCACTCCTCGATTTTGATAGAAAGGCATATGATATCTTCCGTAGATGGTATATCGATGGTCGCCTCTTCTACCATAAGATGATTAACCCTGATAATCCTGCGCTAGGGATTACAGAGTTGAGGTATATTGATCCTCGCAAAATCAAAAAAGTTATCGAGTATGATAAACCCAAGGATCGGATATCTCCATCAGATCCACAGGTTAACGTGCTGATTCCTAAGGCAGTTGAGTATTATATTTACGCCCCTAAGGGTTTACGCGGTTACGAAAATAATGGGATCAAGATTGCACCTGATGCAATTGCTTTTGCACACTCAGGTCAACTTGATATGCAACGCAACTGTGTGTTGTCACACCTCCATAAAGCAATTAAAGCACTCAATCAACTGAGAATGATTGAGGATTCTCTGGTTATATATCGTCTCTCTCGCGCACCTGAGCGTAGAATCTTCTACATCGATGTGGGTAACCTACCTAAGCAAAAAGCAGAGCAATACCTCAGAGAGGTGATGTCTCGCTATAGAAACAAGTTGGTATATAACGCCGACACTGGTGAGATTCGTGATGACAAGAAATTCATGTCTATGCTGGAAGATTTCTGGTTGCCAAGACGTGAAGGTGGACGCGGCACTGAGATCACCACACTCCCAGGTGGACAAAACCTAGGTGAGTTGGAGGATGTTAAGTATTTCCAGAAGAAACTCTACAGGTCACTCAACGTACCTGAGTCACGTTTGGAATCTGATTCTTCTTTTAACGTAGGTAGGTCTGCAGAGATCACCCGTGACGAAGTTAAATTCCAAAAATTCGTCGTTAGACTCCGCAAGAAGTTTGGTGATCTGTTTAACGATCT